CCAACTGTAAATTCAAAGGCTTAGCCGCCACCTTCCGCCCCTTCCTTTCCGAAGCGGAACTGCGCCCCCGCAAACCAATCATGGGCGCCACCGACGGAGGTCACAGGTATCTCGCTGAGAAGCGAAAATCGCCTGCTGGCCTTTCAGTCGCTTTCCTCGATTCAAACGAGTCGCACTTCGTCTCAGACGCGGTAATTAACATGTCCAAAGCCCTGACTACTGGCAAAGGAGCACCGAGCTTAGCTAACGTTCGTGTGAGTTCCAAGTACGAAGGGGAAGAACCTCACCGCGTTGCCGTCGCCATAGCGATCGCAATTACCAACAAAGACAAATCTCCTCAGAGCTTTTCCAGCAACTACGGCTTCTACCCGTTGCCCACCATCATACGCCAAGATGATGATGACAAGGCAGACGGGCAGCCCATTAAAGAGGTCATGGCCCACGGCGCCATGCCTCCCATCGTCACAGGCGCAGCTTTCATCCATGCGAAATCCGAACAACAAACCAGGGATTTCGTGCAGCGGCGCTTGCGCGACCCCGCTGGGAGGGTCCGCTCCACGTTTACCCCGCAGGTAGCCGAGTACATCCGCGAGTTCGCGATGCACATCCGGCAAGAAATCGGGGGCTCGCCCGGGTTCTTAGAGCCCATCAGCGAAGAGGAGTATGAGGAAACACGCAACAAGAACCAGTTGAACAAATTCCATGACGTCCTGCCAATTTACGACATCCATAATTATGATGATCGCAAGGGCTTCATGAAGCGCGAAGTACTCGCTGACCCAACAAAAGCCGGCCGTGGGATCTGTACATTTCCCCCAGAATCACAGGCTCTTGGCGGCCGCATTGCATTAGCGTATGCAGCTGCCATGAAAGCCTGCCCATGGATGGCTTGCGGTCTTAACCCCGCAGAGACAACCCAAGCGGTTGTGAGGGTCTGCTCCGGCAAAAAGGAAATAACCGGGTCAGACTTCAGTGCACAAGACGCCACCATAGATGAGAACAAAAGGTGCGTCGAATTGATGCTACTCTTACAACTCTTTGATCTCATGTGGCATGCCTTGATTCAAGATTGGCATTACACAGATTATTGCGGGCGGGTGTTGTACGGCGATCCTGGAACTAAACGCGAGGCTCACGAGTTCGAAGGCTCGAGGGGAAGCGGAAGCCCATTTACTACACTAGGCAACACACCACTTACAGGGTTGTTCGCCTACGTCGCCTTACGCCTCTCGGGTCAAATGCCACCCGATGCGTGGGCCAACCTCGGCATATACTCCGGAGACGACGGAGTCACTGCCGACCTACCTCCCGAATTTTGCGTTCAAGCCGCCGAGGCTTTGGGCTTTCTTGCCAAAACCACGGTCCACTGTAAATACATTCCTTTTCTTGGACGCGATTACTTCGACCCTATTGGTGGCAGCACCTCCAGCATCCAGTCACCACTCCGAACAGCTTCAAAGCTTCACACGACGCTCCTCAACATCGAGGGCGAGTTCACCGCTGAAGAAACCATGATCATGAAAGCCATTTGCCTTCAGGTTACGGATAAGAACAGCGACTTCTTTGGGCCCTGGTCCAAGAAGGTACTCGAAGAAGCTGGGAAGAAGCAAGCGAACAGCATCCAAAACCTTAAAACCAAGGTTCTCAAATACCCTGGACTCCATCCGTATTTCGCCGTCACAGCTCTCAAGACCCAGGAGACGTTTCACAACAGCCCTGGTGATTTCGAGGAGCTGTTTGAAGAACAAATGCCCGGTTTCGACTGGAGCACCTTCAACAGTTGGCTTAAGAACGGTGAAGGCCCGTGCCCGACACTCTGGGACCACCCCGAGTATGACGATAAGCGCATGGAGGCAGTAGCACCGGTCACCATTGCTATGTCCGGTGTGAATGAAGAGAGGCACATGATTGAGTACCTTCCGCCCAACCGGGTGGCAAAAGGCGTCCGCGAGAAGTCCGGCCTTTTACCACCTAAGGACTGGGTAGACAAACGAGCGGCAAAAGGCGTCCGTGAGAAGTCCGGCCTTTTTCCACCTAAAAACCCGGCTGGCATCGAGCACGACACGGATTTGTGGTCGATGCACGATCCGGATGTGTGGTCGATGGACGGTAATCCGTCCGAGGACCTCCATCAAAACAAGAAGGTGACGTTCGCTGAAAACGTGGAAATCAAAGAGGTTAAGAAAGTTCAACTACCCTTTCATCCACGACCCCGCAAAAATGGAGCCCCACCAGCACCCAAGAAAAAGCACAAGCAAACTGCTGGAAAACACAAGAAATTCTTGGGTCACCTCGAAGAACTCGGCCTACTGGAAGAATACCGTGCCGCCAAAATTGTAGATACCGATCCGGACGATGTGCGAAAAACCAAACGCAAAGTCCGGACTGAAATTGCGAAAATCGCGCAAGGCTCTGTACATACACCACGGTCCCGGTAGGTCTCGGGCACGCTAGTTTCACGAAACCTGGCGTTATACTAAAAATCGTACCCCGCGGTGGCGGCGTGGGGGGATGAAGTTGTGAAATACCACCTTCCCCCCATTCCGCAAGTGACTTAAACATGCCCCTTACAAAGACGCAATTTATGACAAAGGACAAGATCAAGGTCTTGCCCAAGGAAGAGAAGAAACGACGCTGGCAGCAGCATCTCGACTCAGTTGTGCAGTTTGGCCGCTCCGCAGTCAAAACACTACAGACTCGCGTACCGAAAGGTACCGCTGAGGCCGTTGGCACGATCTTCGGACGGCCAGATCTCGGGAGGAAATTCGCCCATCTCACCGGTATTGGTGATTACGAGGTGAAATACAACAGCCTAATGCATGGGTCGCGTGTGCACCCACTACATCAGGCCTCCTTCTCCGACATCGGCACATCAGCGGTGCGAATGCAGAAACGCGAAGTCATTGGCCACGTTATCGGCCCCAGCGATCCATCTAAATTTTCGAAACAAGAATTTCGCCTTCAGGTTGCCGACGCGCACACTTTCCCCTGGCTATCCCGGGCCGCTGCCATGTACTCAGAATACATGATAGTCGGCATGGTGATCAGTTATGAGTCAACTTCCTCGAACTACGCGCAGGAGTTGGCCTTAGGAGAATTGTCCATCGGCACACAGTACAATGCCAACATGGCAGGGTACACTGAGATCTCGCAATGCCAAAATGGAGCATGGTCGACGAACGGCAACCCGTCCCAAAACCTCCACCATGGCATCGAGTGCGATCCGGAGTTACAGAATTCAAGTTCGCTGTATATTCGCAACCCAGGCGCAGAGGGACCACCAAATCTCTATGATCACGGCGTCGTGACGGTTGCGACCCAGGGGCTGCCCACCATAGCAGCTAACAAATCCCTGGGAAGGCTGGTAGCCAGATACGATATCCTACTTCGAGTCCCCCGTGAACCACGGAAAGCCGAAGAACCACTCACAGTGGGCCTCTGTCCTAATCCAGGGCAGTGGGGGGTTATCTGGCCAGCTATGCATGCTCCGCTCATGCCAGACTCGCCCATCGCAACCATCGGAACGGGTAACACTGATTGGCTCCGCATGCCGGCTACGCCGCATGTGCCCTACACACCCGTCCCTGGAAGCGTCGCACCTGACGCCCGATATCTTGGCCTAATCGGTTACATTGCCGGCACCTCGAACGCCGTTGGCAATGCCGACGGCCAATGCTACATCGTCTTCGCAAATCCAGGACAGCGTTCAATCAGCATCGATTTTATTGGCACCACAATTGGACCTTCGTTTTTATTTAATTTTGTTGCAGGAACATACCTTGAGGCAGATCTTGAGCATCGGTTTTGTACAATCGATGCAAACACATCCATGCCACTCGATACTAAGAGCATCAGGTATTCACTTCTCATCACGACAACTAAACCGAACGAAGTTCTAACCATTAAACAGAACGACGCCGACAGTTCGCTGGCGTGTTACATTGATATTAGCCCACGACC